AGAGTTCATTCTAGCTCCGGGTTTTAGTACACGACCATCCCCAGCAAAGCCAACACCGTCTTCGACCATTTCTTCGGGTGCTTCGCGCTGTGCATTTGTCTCAATGCCGGGAGCCGCCTGTGTGTCAAGGTGCATATACTCACTAACGCCTTCAGGCAGTGGAGTATGTGCTACACCAATCGGAAACTTACCTGTACCAAAAATTACGTCAATAAGCTGTCCAAAAGCCGCAAGTACTTTAGTCTTTGTGACTTTAATAAATACACGAGACTTTTCAGATTCTCTGAATCTTACGTTCTTTGGATAGATTCCACGGAAGTTGTGATACGCCGTAATCCAACGGTTTTCGTCAGAGTCTCTAGCCATTTTAGAATCTGCAAACCGTGCTTCAATAAGACCAGCAAGGTTTGATTTGACTTGAGCATCTGCATTGATAGACAGACCATCTTCACCTTCTACTGGTTCAAAGTAAAGACTGTTTGCGCTATCAACTATAGTATTGTTTTCTGCCATGTTTATCCCATTGGTGTTAGGCTAATGATTGCATATATTACTGTAAAACCAATCGTTGTGCCTAATAAATAAATACCGTATGTATTAAAGGGTCGCCAAATTTTGTGTTTCATTAATACCCAAATGTCCCGTCTGAAGGTTGATAAATAGTTTCGCGGTGTAGCTGGCGCATACGACTAAAGGTGTCATCTATGCGCGGCCTAGACATAATGAGATACCGCAACGCATCATACGCATGATCTGGTGCGTGGGTATCTACATCTTCAGGGTTGCTTTTATCCAGAGGAATACTTTGCAGTTCGCGTATCAGGTTAGGACAAGTATTAAATATTTGTAGTTTGGGCCTTCCGCTTTGCTGAACCTTCAAGTATTCGTGGATTTGAATCTTACCTGCAACTCTGTTTTTATCCGCTCGTCTTAGCTTATGTCCAGCCTTTACGAGCGTTTCTCCAACGGTAGGGCCTGTTTGCCCTGTGCGATTCCAACACGCTGTGTCTAATACGCCCGGAACGCTCATTGGATCATTTAATTCCATTTCAGCAATCAGTTGAGCTAGGTCTGTTGCTAATAGTCCTTTTCGATAGAGTTCTCTGTATATTATTAACGTATTGTCGTCTCTATCTATTGCACCCCAGACACAAGCTGATTCTGAAGCATATCCATAGTCAATGCCTTTTACACGATCCCAATGTATCGGGATTTCAAAAGGATCAATAATATGGATGTTTCTGTCAAACTCTGTGAAGGCCGCACCTTCTGCAACCTCCCAATCACCTTCTAATAACTGTCGCCGTTGCGTAGGTGGCAACGCCTTCAGCATTTGTTCATAGCGTCCATCGTTTGCTAGGTATGGATTATCATCTAACCTAGCAGGAATGAACTTACGGCTTAGACCGTCTGAGCCTTTAAAAGACTCGTTGGGTGGTGATGGATCAATATATCTTTTCTTTACCCAATGCGCTCCAACACCACCGGGGTTAGCGGTACACCGCATATATGGTATAATCTCTGGGTCTGTTGTACGCAGTCGTGAAGCCAAGTAGTTCCAAGAAAATTCTGTAGCTTGGTGCGTAATCTCATCAAACCCAATCCAACTATACGCTTGTCCTTGGTAGCGGTAAACATCTGCATCCCTCTCCAAGAATCCAAATTCAATTTTAGCTCCAGACGGAAAGTTCCAGAGCTTTTCTACTTCTTTGTACTTACAACCGGGAAAGGCTTTCGGGTAGAGTTCACGAGACTTGTCTATTAGCTCCCGTAACTCTGGCATAGAACGCCGCAGGATTAAAGCCCTATGCGCTCCCCGATGAGCAAAACGCAATGGATCAACAAGCATTGCGTAGCTCTTGCCTCCACCAGCCGCACCACCATACAAAACATCAGTCTCAGAAGCGGCAAGAAAGTCAGTTTGTGGGCCATCATTGGGCCTAAAGATGACATTCTCTTCTGCGACAGCCCTCAACGCCTTGGGCAAATCATCCGTTTCTGTTGTTATTCTTCCTTCGGCTTTTGCCTCTTTTCCCTCTATTTTGTTTAAAGTTTTTTTAGAGGTGTCGAGTGACCGTTTATAGTTTTCAAGTTTGGTGCGAGCCTGCGCTAACCGTTTTTCTTTCTTTCGTACAACTTTCCTTGCATCAATCTGTGCCTTGGTTTTGGAGTGGTAGTTGTAGCCTCGACCTGTCGAACCTTTTGGTCTGCCAGTTTTCTTACGAGGTGTTCCATCCTTTTTGAGTATAAAATCCCCGTTGTCGTCTCGCATATACGCATCAGGGTTAGTCTCCCAATCATTCATAGCGGTCTACAATCTTTTTTAAACCAGTATGAGATATAGTTCTATTTGTATCATACTCTAACCAAGTAGCCGCTTCACGTAAAGATAAAACATTATTTTTTACTAGCGGTACGATTTTATTGAGGGCTTTAAGTTCGACCTCAACTTCTTCTAGATGTTCACCATCTTCCATCAGCTTATAGCCAAATGGAATAGTGCTACTACTACGCCTCTTCATATTGACCCTCTATAACTACTTCTTGTTTTGCTGGTAGTATAAAGAGGCCATTAGAGTTTTGCAAGTTTACATCTAGTTTGTCTGTCTTAGCTATCCCAACACGGTCTAGGAGCGTCTGAGCGGCCTGTAGACGGACGTTAGCTTGAGGTATGGGGTCAGTACTATCCATAACCTCAACGAGCTTCAGAGAGGCTTTGGGGGCATTCTGGGCTAATATATTCTCGGCTAGTTCAATTATCTCTGTTTTAAGTGCTTTAACTACGGATGTATATGAGCCTTCAGCATACCCCGCTAATTCTGCCGCACGTTTTGTATCACCATTGCAAGATACAAGGTGATCCAAGAACGATTGTTGTTTTGTAGTTAATTCTTTATTCATAACTATATATTATATACCTGATATAAAGATCTGTCAAGTAGTTATTACACTGTTGTATGGTAATAGTTGGCAGAAGTCTTGACAAAATTGGTTTTCAGGTATATAATAGATTATGTAGCCCACCGGGTACATATAGTCACAGGCCCCCTTTAAAGCCTTTGGAATGGGGCGACAAACTGGTTGACATTCAAAATCTTTGAAAATGTATAACATTGAGTATATATAGGTGGGGTAGGGGGTGGTCACCTGCCTAGCCCTTCAAAGCTTTGAAGGGCTAGGAAGCCTAGAATATTTTAAAGTCTTAAAATATTCTAGAATCCACTGCCAGAGTCTCTAAAGATCTCTAAGATCTTTAGAGACTCTGGTTGCCAGACTCAGAAATCTTTAAAAATTCTTAAGAATTTTTAAAGATTTTTAAAAAATCTATAAAAATCAAAGATTTTTTTAGATTTCATACGCGCCTGTGAAAAATCCTTTAGGATTTTTAGACTCAGCCAATCGCTTAGTACTTCAAAACTTTAAAACCCCCTCACGTAGTGAGGGTTTTAAAGTTTATGAAGTACTTAAAGGCCCTCCGAAGCCGCTTCAAGCCGAAGGCTTGGGGCAACACAAACTTACAATTCGGAGAATTGACTATGGCGAAGCCAGACTTCAGCAAAATCCCAGCCTCTAAAGAGGCTACCGGCCCACAAATCTCAGCGATTGCAAATCGCTTTGCGAAGCTTACGAATCCAGAGGATTCGTGGATGCTGACCAAGAAGTACACTGCGGTGCTGTACAGATTCCAAGAGGAATCTGGCAAGAAAATTACTCACGGCGAGATCCAAAAATTCTTCAAGTGCCGTAAAGTTCCTAAGAACTTTACGGAGATGCTGACCACCAAAGAGACTCCAAAGGAGTCTTCAAAGCCTTCTACGAAGGCTTCTCCCAAGACTTCAAAGAAGTCTTCAAAGCCTTCTACGAAGGCTTCATCGAAGCCGAAGGCTTCTCCTGAGACTTCAGAGCTAGAAGCTCTGAAGAAGCAAGTCGCAGACTTGACTGCCGCTGTTCAAATGCTTCTGAAGAACTCTTAAGAGTTCTTCAAAGTCTTCAAAGACCCCAGCTTTGCTGGGGTTTTTTATTTATAAATCCTAAACTCTAAAGGAGTTTTGTATGATTACATTGGAACAAGAAAAAATTGTTGTGGATGCCATAAATAAAATGGTGGAAACTTTGAAGAAAAACAAAGAGATATTGCACGAAGATCCAATTGAGATAACTCTTTTGGATGACTTTGAAACATATAAATTTATATTGCTGGGCGATGCCCGATTCGCATTTGATATTTACGGCCCGTCGAGGTCTTAGGGATTCTAGTCTTTAAAACCCCCTCACGAAGTGAGGGTTTTAAAGACGTAGAAGCCCTTAGAGAGTCGCTGAGTCGGCTCTCACTCACCCAAACTTCATTGCACTTGGAGGTGCTTATGTCTCAATTTGATTACTCAACGCTCGACCCCAACAAGCCTGCTTCATACCGTCAGTTTAACGGTGTTGCATATCACTTTGCTCAGTTGCACACCAAAGGTGACAAGACAAAAACATACATGGCGACTCGTATGTTCAAGGCTATTCTGTACAAGTTTTATAACGAGCAGGATATTCAAATGACTCATGGCGAGGCTCAAAAGTTTTTCAAAGCCAAGCGAGTCCCTGCTCAGTTCAAGCAATTGATTACTATCCGTAAGTAATCTTTATAGCCCCGCTTCGGCGGGGTTTTTTTGAGGTCTTTAATATGAAAGATAATTTTGTAGCAAAGAACGCTAACAAGTTCAACAAAGCTAAAGTATTTAAAGACCGCAAGAAAGCCTCAAAGAAAGTTAGAGGCCAGAAGCACAAAGATAAATCAGTTTAGCCCGTCTTGGGTGGGCATAGTTTGGTTGGCGCTATGCTTAAAAATGGTAAACTCGACACCACAAGGTGTGCATATAGTTTACAAGTCAACCATTCACCCAAAAACTTTACTTGGAGATACATTATGCGTTTTCTAGACTCAGAAACTAACTCAGCTTTTGGTGTAACTTATCACGTTGTCAATAACGGCACTGCTCCACAACCACTAAACTTTCGTGGTCGGCAGTCTGGTTGGAGAGATCGCTTTGAAAAGATGCAAGCAATGGAATGGTTTGTTGTTCCAAAAGCAGATCAAGCCAAGACTCAGCAAGCGGCTGTAACTTATCTTAGAGGGCGATATAGTTTTTACAAGATCAACGAGCAGGGTGATATGTGCTTGTTGAAACTTCGTTAATCCGTGGGGGAACTTCGGGGGCTTCGGCCCCCTTTTTTATTTGGAGAATATTATGCTTTGGAATAATGAATGTGGTCACCCGCAAGAAAATTATATTTGTAGTGTTATTGGGCCTGTTGATTCTTATGATGTATTTGTTGTGCCTAATAGATTTGATAATCGAACTGAGTTTTGTTTGCGGTATGGTAATGAAGATTATCAATATCTTAGTAGTTGGAATTGTGAATGGATTGAGCGGCGTATCTCTCACTTAAATAAATTTGGTGAGACAGTTCAAGATAGGTCAGAGCTAAGAATGTTTGAGCTTATGAAAAATTATATACAAGAAAAAAATTATTGGGATCTCACTTGGGATCTCACCCCTGAAGTCAAAGAATTAATTTAGCGTGGGCTTCTTAAGTCTTTAAAGCCCCTTTACAGGGTAAAGGGCTTTAAAGACTTAAGAAGCCCCCCACCGTGACGGAGACAGCAAATGTATAATATTCATGCCAAAGCCGTGCAAGATTATTCTAGATTGTCGAGTGACAACCTTGCCGATGTTGTGTTGATGGTTGTATTGAGTATACAACAGCCGTGGTTTGCGGTTGGCGACCAGCTTAAAGATGTAAAATTAAACGGCATCGACTCTAGATTTATATGGGGCAACAAAGCCAAAACATATAAGTCGCTCATGTCCCGCAAAGAATTTATTTATTCTCAATATCTTGCAGTGCTTAACTCAAATAAATCTGATGATGATAGGGCGCTGTCGTTGATGAATGTATTCTTGCAAATTGATGGGTTAGGTATGGCAAAGGCTGGCTTTGTTTGTCAATTAACTGCGGGGCTTGTTGGTTGTATTGACATTCACAATCTACGAATGTACAATATCCCAATGAAAGATTTAAAATTATCTAAATCTTTAAAGTCAAAGGCTATAAAGAATCGTCGTGTTATGAATTATATTTCTATATGTCATAACATTGGTACAAAAAAGTTATGGGACAACTGGTGTAATTATTTAGCTAGTAAGTCTAAAAGATTTGAGGATGGCTTTCATGTATCCCAAGTACATTATAGCTATCTTCAAGATGCGGTAAACCTTTAATCAACTGGAGACATATTATGTCGGATGTAATTTCTATCTTTGGTACTCATCGTCCAGCAGATCCTTTTGCTGACAAAGGTTATGGCGTTGCTGATTTTCCTGTTGCAACCCGCCCAATGCTTTACTTCAATGATGATACCGATCAGTGGTACGAATCATCAAAAGTTGCTGTCGTTCGCACAGATACTATGGACGAGCTTGGTGTTCATGGTAAAAACTATAAGCCTGTTGCACCCCGTGAATTAATTGACGCTCAACGTGCAATCATTATGCGTAGTGGTTTAAAGACTGACGGCATCGTTGAAAAGATTGAGTGCAGTCACAACGGTGCGGCGACATTTGTAAAGTATCGTTTGCCAGAGCATAACTATCTTACTCCTGATGGCGACAATGCCACGCTTACTTTACTGGGCGTGACTTCCCTTAACAGTACGTTTGCTTTTATTATGTCAGCAGGCGCTCATCAATCTGCTTGCTTCAACGGCCAAGTATTTATTACTGGTGAAGCTGGTTTGTTCAAGGCTCGACACACCAAGAACTTGGATATCAAGCAAGCCTCTCGTGCTATTGTCAAGTCTCTTGAAGTGTTTGAAAAAGAGCGTGAGCTGTGGCAGACTATGTACAAGACTCCGGTTACTGAGAAGCAGGCCATGTATACTTTTGCAGAGGCCGCTGGTTGTCTTGATCTGGTTCAGGCCGCAGTTCACGAGAGTGGTGTATCTTGGTCAGCAGTATTTGACAAGCTCCCTCGACTGAATAGTGCGCTGACATATCTTGCCAAGGCTTGGAGTCAGTACTCTCAGAAGATGGGCAAGACTCAATGGGCTGTTTACAATACACTAACGGATTGGTCTACTCATGCTCCAGCACCTACCAAGAAGTCCCAAATCAACATTGCTTCGGTTAATCAGAAGCGTTCAGAAGTCGTTCGGAAGGTATGTAATTCCGATGTATTCCGTATCGCGGCCTAATAATGTTGATGTTGAATCTCTTGTTCAGTTTTATATTTATTTCAAGCCTAATCCTGATTATAGTGGCTTGGCTGGAGCTTTAAAAGAGCTTCACTTCACTGAGTCAGAGATCTTTAATATCCTTCATAAAGTTCGTGAAGGATATTACTAACTTAATGCGCCCTTCGGGGCGCTTTTTATTTGGTGACTGTATGAAACAGCGACAAGAAAAAATGGTTAATACTCATAGGCTAGTCAGGTCAGCAATGAATGACGAGGACTACTGTTCTTTTATTCTTGATTGCTTGCATAAAGAACAAAGCGAATGGTCTATGCAAGATTTAAATAAATTCTGGGACG